ACCTGTTACTAGTACCCTCATTTAGAACCCTCCGCCTGGTTGTATGGTAGCCTGAACCCCTCTAGCGTTTGGCGGTGGGCCTTGATCAGCCGTCTCTTCAGTAGCTCCTCTAGTTCCGCTACGTCACGATCCAGCATATCCTGCATAGTTTTCCCACCAGCAAGGTTAGTGTAAGAAATCTCATCATCTCTCCAGGATGCAATATCCCAAGCGGAATCGGTTAGGTTAGCGCCCTTGATTATGATGGCCGCCTGTAGGATGAATGCTCGCTCATCTGCGTACTCTATCACCGGAGGCGAACTCTCAGAGAACGACACTGTAACACTTCTCGTAACCACATAGGTATCATTGATGGTGTATCTGTTGCGCCACTTCTTCATCAGCGTTTTGCAGGCCATGACTAATGCATGTCTCAGATATTCCATCTCATACGTATATGGTTCTGTGAAGTCTCCCAGGTGCACCCGTAAGTCGCTAATCAGGTAGTCCAGGTCCGTAACTACATATATTGCCATTAAAGACTCCCGTCGTCGATTGCTTGTAACTCGGACAACCGTTCTTTGATCTTGTTCACGGTACCAACTGGCTTGTTCATCTCCTCTGCCAACGCTAGCATTCTGACCGCCGGATTTGGTGAGGTGAACTTATCCAGTAGCGCCTTGACCGCAAAGTATTTCTTATTCAATGCCACCATGATTTCTTCGTCGGAAATCTCATTCACTGAGACTGCCAAGGTTTCCTCGGTTGGCTCTGCCAACGCCAGGTAGCCCCTCTCCAGTAGAATGCGGTTAGCCTTCCGAAAGAACTCATTCTCGAAATCTGTCCACATGATAACACTAATATCATCTAGTATGACATTCGGGTCACCTAGGTTTCCAGATAAAATGCGATCTACCGGCATACCAGAGAACTGATCAATCATCGTGACAGCAACACGACCAGTGATGGCTTTCTTGTATCTAGCAACCGGCTCACCGGCGGCTTGTGCCTTCCTGATCGTATCGAAAAACTGTTGGTTGATTTTCTGTTCCATTATTCCTCTCCTTACGTTTAACCACTTGGGAGGGTGGTGGATGAACCCACCACCCTACCCTATATACAATTGCTACTGCTTTTCTATGCTAGTGACGTGACATCAATCACATAGATGCCCATAGCGTTGTCAACAATCAGACCGAATTGCTGATAAACTTCCAGCAACCAATCCGGTGGTGTCGGGTCCCAATCTGTTATCCCCTTTTAAGGTAGTTAGGTCATTTCTGCCTAACTCTCACAATCTCTTGTGAGTTCAGACTATATCTTCACCCTCTCAATCGGAGGGGCACGGCATATAGTCGTTGGGGTTAATCTGGCTTTTTAAGCTCTTTAATCTGAGCAAATAACTGCAACTCATAATCAGTGTATGTACAGTTATTTCCTGTCTGTTCTCTTGAGTTTATCCACTCAAGCAGCAGAATCGCTTGCTGTTTCTTCTTACCACGGAGTTCCGGTATTAGTAGTGGCAATAATTTTTGTACCCGCTTGAATCCTTTTACGAATACTTTCTTGGCAATGCCATTTTGTGTTGCGTATTTTGTAACATAGAATCCTACGCCGATACTCTTAAATATTTCCGCTACTTCTTCTATCAGGGAATGGTCTGTACCAGTCAATCCGACCAGTGGAGTGTAGATGATTCTACCCTTTCCCATTCTCTGTTTGTTTAGTGTTAATGTACCGTCTCCGTTTATGTAGCCTGCAAGCCAAGCCAAATTCTTACCTGCTGATTGTCCAATCTCGTTCATTTTTACCTCGTCAGTAGAACAAGCTCTAAGGATGTTCCAGCATATAGCCGTGTTACATCCCTATGTTACCATAGGGCGACACGGTTACGCTAAAGTAGTAACGTCGATGACATAAATGCCACTTGCGTTATCTACGATCAATCCGAACTGTTGATAAGTTTCTATCAACCAATCCGGGGGCGTACAGTCCATGTGTTCCCACTGCTTCCACCGAGGCTCACCATAGGTGATGAACTCCCCGACGTTGTTACCAATTACGATAACATAGCGGTTGGGAATCTGTGGCTGATAGTTGACCAGGTCATTCCATACCTGATCAATGGCCACGATATTGGCTCCGTACCAACTGCCTAGCCAGCCAGTCTTGTAGATTTCTCTAATGGCGTCAGGGTTCCCCCAAACGTTGGTAGAGACTGGATCGACGTGGAACCCAGCAAACTGTGTGATGGCACCGAGTCCTAGACGTGTGCCTACAACTGCGCGAACCCCACCTGGAACGGTGTAGTTAACGTAGTTGATAGCATTCTGTAGAACCGCTGCTGTCAATGTAGCCGAAGCTACATAGTTGTTGGGTGTATTCACTGCTGTCCAGATGTTGGCTAGACTTGTGAAAATACGACCAACGAATGTGTCCTGTAGGTTGGCTTGCATCTCGCGCCGAATCTCTTCGACGGTACCGAGAGCGCCAGATTCCAGTTCCCAAAGGTTGGCACGTACTTTAACATCTACGCCATCTAGCATGTAGTTGATACGGTCGGCGACCGTGATCTCACTTGCTAGGTGGATAGAGCCAGGTACCAATGTCCGAACTTCAATTCCCCGACGGCACTTCTTAACGAGGGCATCACCGACGGCCATTCTCCGTGTGTTCAGGAAAAGACCGACAATGTCCTCGGTAATGTGGTTGGGGTCGATATATTCTACAATCAGGGCGGCTAGAGCATCGCGTTGACTTTTGTCTTGAGCTAAAGAAGCGTAGGCTTTCTTAAATTCCTCGTTCACGATGCACCTCCTAGATTGACCTAACGGTTAGGGCAAATGTGGTTGCGTTAAAGCGAGACACTTCATATAGAGGTGTCGTGCCGCTTGCAACTACTGCTAACATACCAGCAGCGACCGCACCGTCCGAAGCCGTGTCACATGCTCTCAGGCGTGTGCCTGGGACTTGCATGGTTGCGTCATAGCAATACTGACCAGACGGGAGTGTTACCTCCGTCTGTACCCCAGTCAGCCCGATGGCGATAAAGCCACTGGGAATGACCACACTTTCCTGGTTACCAGGATAAGTGAGGTAAATTGTCTGACCTGTCATGGGGGCATTAGGTGCCTGGTCCATTGTCTGACGTAGAGCAAAAGAGTACGAAGGCCAATAGACAATTGGGGGTTCCCGATTGTCAACGGGCCATGTAATCAGGTAGGTTGCCCTAGCAGCTTCAGCTAGTGTATCCGGGAGCTTGACTCCAGGGAGATCGGTCAATCGGCCTGTTAGATCGTTCGTGGGGCCAACTCCACCGCGCCAACCGGGGTTCGAAGTCATTAAGACTGCGCGACCTTCGGTAATATCTTCGGTGGTTATGACACCATGAATATCATGGGTCTTGTTAATTTCCATCTCCTAGATTCCTCCGATTACTCCCGCTTTCTCATCGCCTGGAAACCTTCGCGCACAATGTCTAACGCTGTGCGGTCGCGGTTGCCAGAGACATCTGGTACTAAACCAGCAGATGTTGTAGCGGCAGTATTTAGGTTGATCATAACTTCGAGCATGGCTGTAAATGCCGCTTCGGACATATCCAACCACAACTCTCGTTTATTTTGTACTTCCTCTTCTGTATATTCAAAACCAGATTCGGAGAGAGCACCGAGCCGTGTTGCAAGCAACGAGGCTGCGGTATCTTCCTTTTCTCGATTTTCCTTATACTCACGTAGTTCTGTCAATTCTAACTTTAGAGCGGCCAGTTCATCGGCACTGATGGCTTCTTCGCTATCCGGCTCTTGAGTATCACCAGGTTCGGTATCTGATACATCAGGCTCACCATCTGTAGGTTCCCCATCACTGGGGTCACCGTCAGTAAGCTCTGTGTCTTCGGCACCTTCCTGGGATGCTACTGTAGTTACGGCTGTGCGGCTACCATATGCTGGTGAGCCAACAATTGTTGCAGCTAGGAGTGCGGGGTCATGCAACCACATCACTCCATCTTCATCCGTCTCGGACTCAGTGTATGAAAGTTCCCAAGAAATACCGATGGCTTCGCCTTCGGCACTCATGGCTTTGAGCATGGCATAATCACCATTACGCTCATCCTTCCAAACTGCTGCTTTGCCTGTAACCTGTGATTCCTCTTCCTCTAGGGAAGCAATTGCTCCCAGTGGTTCGGCATCACTATGTCCTGGCTTGATCACACCCTTGGCCATCTTCAGGGGCATAAGTAGACCTGTCTCGACAATACTGGCGAAACCTTCTTTCCTAACGCCCTGCTTATTACCATTGGGCTGGTCGTCTGTTAGGACGAACTCAAGCCAGCCAAGATTTGGATTATCACGAGCAGCCACAGCCACGAACTTGGCTGTAGAATTTAGAACAACTCGTTTTTCATCCATTAAAATCTCCTCCGAATGAATTACTATTCGCCTTCTTGGTCTTTCTCTTTCTCAGGTTTGGCTTTGTCGGGCTGGACCTTATCGGGCTTTGGTGAGAATGGTACGGGAGCATACTCTTCAAGACCTAATGCTTCCATCTGGTCTCTCTCTGCTGCTATCCGTTGCATCTCTACCCCGAAGTCGATCTTACCCATCTCTGCCCAACCTGTTCTGGAGATGATACCATTTTCGTAGTATCCACGACCAATTTCAATCAGTTCACTTAGGTTCTGCAATCTGATCGGCGGGTAGTATGGTTCTGGTATACCCTTGAAGCCATTACGCCGCTGTACTTCCCTGTATACTGCCTTGGGAAATACCAGCAGTTGTTCACGCATAGCTTCGATTGTGTTGGTTGGTGGCAACATTGCTATCTCGGCATTTGAAGAACCACTCCTAGAGGATTCTCCAGCTACCACGATTCGTGGTAGGCCAAGGGCAATCAGAATATCCTCGTTAACTGAACGATATTTACCTTCATCTAACAACGCTTTGACATCTGGCGTAATCCATTCAATCGCCAACGTGTGGTTGGAGAATAGCTGGAACACTCTCTCGACGTTACCAGACATGCCACGCCATAACATCTGCGTTTTCAGGTCTTCAATAACATCGTCATCGTCTTCGGTTAGTGGGTATTCATCGTTGCCCAACTTGAACAGCATGATAGCAGAGATAACTCTAGCGGCAATGGAGTAGTCCATCTTTCTGAGGTTACGCTTGTGCATCATCAGTTCAAGTGCCGGTGTCATGTATGGCGTAGGCCATACGCTGCCACTTTTAGTATACCGTCTAATCACAGTGGGATTGTCCAGCTTGAACTTTCTAACCCCACGCTTTACGTCACGTACAT